ATCTCCGTTACACCATAACTTTCCAATTTCTTCTTTTTCTTCTTCGGTAAAGTCATCATCAAATTCAAAATCAAGGCTAATCAAGTCGTCTAACTCTGATCCCCAACCTATACCTGGATCACAGATAATCCAGTTATCTTCAAGATAAACAGGTTCGTCAAGTTCGCGGAATCCCTGTCCCCAACGATATAGTTCACGTACTACGAAACCTCGGGTGTTACCCTCACTATCAGTTTTGTAAACATCATACACGGCATAGATAGATTTCTTATCTGTGGGCATGATGCGATATAATTTAGCCATATTAATCTTTCTTATTAATTGCGTTGGTCACACTACCAAACGTCACCATAGTTAACCAAGCCATAGCCAACCATGTCCAAAAAGTATAATCGATACCTAGATTGAACAATGTGTTTAGTGACCAAATCGTTACCAGTGGGGCAAATATTAAAAGTGCTATAATTAGCAAAATTAAAACAGTGAAAGTTATAGGTGTGAGATTTAATTTACGCATGATACTATTATACACTTACCAACTAGAATTGTAAAATACTTTACGACCCAAAAACAGTTCTGCTTTTGCGTTAACGCAAAATTCTAGGTCATGATCACGATAGTGTTCATCGCTAGGATTACCGAAAAAGAATCCAGTTGTACCTAGTTTGGACACTTGACCTGACTTGATATCTTGCTCAAGTTTATGAACATCGTCCCATGTCAGTTCTACTTCAACACCGTTGAATGTGTCGCACACTCCACCCTTCTCAGCAAAGAGTTTTTCCATCCAGCCTTGCAAGTTGGGATGCTTGCGCCAGTAACTGATCTCTTGATGGTTGTTCCAATCCTCGCCTGCCTTGCTAGCGACATATGCGTATGCATCAAGTCCCATTTTTAATCCTCTCTAAGATAGGTTGCACTAAATCTACCGAATCCACATTATCATAATATGCGGCTAACATCATGTTGTAAACTACTACCGCATCTTTACCATATGTGCCTATGATTTCTTTTACTTCACTAGTATTCTTGGCTTTCCACAACAAATCAGCGATATGATGTTGTACCTTGTTTGCTAATTGCAATTCCATGATATTCCTTTATACAAAAGATTTTACAGTATCTACGAACTTTTGTAAAGACTCAGCGATACGATACATCCCAATTTCACCGATGATGATACCCACAATCACGCCTATAAAAAATCTCATATGACCTGCACCCTATTCAATTGTGTTTGGTTATTGTCCTGACGTTTCACTGTACCCTTGATAGATAACTTACTACCATAGTTTAGATCCTGCTTGTAACTGAAAAAGATCGATTGATCCTTATCGGTGATAGCAGTCACAAAGTACACGCCCCACTTCTGACTATAGATGCACTTCAAGACCTCGATGTTGGCTGTGACACGATCCAACACTTTACCTAGATATCCGCCTTGTGCAAACTTAGCACGATTCTCACCTAAGTCACGTTGCACGCCTTTAAGATATGACGCAGGGAGACTGCTGGCTACTGCTATTTCATAGTTACCAACTATCTCTTCTTTCTCGACCAACTTCATAGCATTGCGGTCGAACTCACTCATATAACCACCGCCAAGAATCTTGAACGTCTTACCTTGATACCAGGCTTTGAGGCTAGCAGCCATGTCGTTGTCTTCTTTAGTGATAGTGCTAGGATCGGCAATGAATTCCATGACCAACTGACGATTAGACTTGCGAGGATCCCCTTTGGTATCCTGTGTATTACCAATCTCGTATGCCACCTTGACATACATACCATTGACACGTTGCGCGGCACATGCCGCCGACAACACAAGCATAGTAGGATACATTGCCTCAACCTTTTTAACTTTAGGCATTTTCTTCTTCTGCTTCTTTAGCAAAAGCCTCAGTCAACAAAATGTAGTCATCACCATGATCGGACACATACCAATTACCATCAGTACGCAGTATGTAATCATATTCCTCGGCTTGACCATTAGCCTTGAAATCTGCAAAGTCCTTGAAGTAACGTGCATAGACATTGTGTTCGCTACGGTCACGACCATAGAAGGTAGTCATGTTGCCGTACAATTCCTCAAACTTACCATCCTTGCTCATTGGGCTGTCAGAGGGTAAGTCCAACACGCTAAAGGGATGCTTGGTTCCGATTGTAGGACGCAAACTTGAGACATCACCTAAGTCAATCAGGTCACGCAAGATGAAGGGATTTGAATAATTCTCAAACAGGATCTTACCGTTGTGAGACAAGTAACCGTCCCAGTGACAATACACTTGACCAATAGTACCATCTGCAAATTCAAGAGAGATTGTAGAACGTGTAGCCATTTCGTGAGTCCTTTAATTAACTGTTTAAGATTCTATTATATACCCAAACCGATTTATTGTCAACCTTTTAGCCTACTTCAGCACCACAGAAAACTACTTCATATACTGCTTCCCGTACAGCGGTATCCATTGCTTCACCAAACTTGGGGTAGTCAGAATCGGCCAATGCCCGCAAAGCACTCTCGGTTTGGTCCCAAGTCAGTTTCAAAGTTTTAGCAGTAATCGCAATACCGTGAACTGCCAAGTTACCTTCGGTACTGAACATTTCGTAAGAGATATCGTATGTCAATGTAGCCATTTGTGAGTCCTTTTCTTTACTGTCTAAGATTCTATTATATGCCCAAACTGACCCAAAGTCAAGCCTTTTATGCCATTATTTTTAGGATATTTTGTTGTTTAAAAACAACAACTTACGCTTCCTTAGGGTTCACGGTAAATTCCAGTCTGGCCAGTCTACCTACGTAGAGTTTCCGTTTCTCATCTAGGGTCATTTCCAGTACCTGATTGGTCGGAAAACGCACCCAAATCTTGTTGGTTTCCATGTCAACTATGGGGCAATTCACTCCCTTGCCCCCTTCGCTACGGACAGTAATGTTCTCACCCTTACGCATGTTCCTTTTCCTTTTTTCCGGCAATAGTCAACAATGCGGCAATGCTAGCCTCGAGGTCACCGGTCATTGTGTAAAGATCCTCGCTACTAAGGTTTTCGTTTTCTAGTGCGATCATGTAACCAAGAGTACTAAGAACATCGCTAACCTGAGTCAGAGTAAGATTTTTATTAGCCATTTTGTGTCTCCTTTATTTAAGTTCAATACTAGCAACTTTCAATCTAGCAAAAATGTCATCACCAAACTTCCATCCTTCGGGCATACTTGTCTGCATGTCCAATTCATTATCAAGTTTAACAGCCTCTTCGTTAGTAATCAAGACAATAGCCAAATTGTTTTTAATCATTTGGGCAATCTCAGTAACAGGACATTTTTCCATAGTCATCGTTACCGCTTGATTATAAATCATGATACAAGGAACGATATGCTCACGATAAGTATTTTCCTTAGTACGGTTTACACTCTCGCCGATAGTGATAAGATGGTCAATGCTATCACTCTCAAGTAATGACCTCGCATTCTCTAGACCAAATCCATCTTCGTTGTCAATCAAAAATCTAAAACGTTTGGCAATCTTTTCAAAGATGTTACGCTCACTAACCTCACGTGGTATAGGCTTGATTGCCTGTCCACGAACCTTTCTTACGATTGTTTCAATAGATTCGATGATACTAACAAGTATCCAAAAATTTTCAAGGATATCACCGTCAAAATTGATAGTGATACATTTCTCATTATCCTTTCGTGCCTTTTCAGAAAATCCCTGCTCCAGCATACGCTTTCGCATTTCGGCAATATCTTCTGATCGTGCTAACCAACCAAAGGTATAATGCTTCTTCTTGATTTCACATTTGACACCGTTGTTGGTATAGAGTACGCAATTATTTTGCTCCTCGTATACACGTTCAGTGTAGCCACGCTCCTCACATGAGGACTTGAATATATTGAAACTAATAGCAGCCATTATATTAGTTCATGAGGTAAGTGCTGATGATCCACTTAGCACGATTGATCGCCTGACGGCCGTCTTCGGCTCGCATACTATCAACTTCACCGTATTCGGTGTTGATCATTTCCTGCGCATCGCTGAGGATGCTCATTGCCATCATAGCAGGGCCACTGAAACGAAACGTGAGACTGTCCTCGACCGCTTCACGCATCTGGGTCTCAGTGCAACCAAACATGCGAACTTGGCGTTTTTCTTGCTCGGTCAAACCACTGTAAATTGCTGTTGTCATCTCTATCTCCGTTCGTTCAGTATGTATATATTATGAACCCAATTAGCCCAAATGTCAAGCCTTTTTTGTTGTTTTTTTGCTACAAAAAACCTATATAAATCAACGACTTACAAGAGCGGGATTTTACTGTACGGTTTTCACACCCTTGTAAAACTTGATAGCACCTTTTAACGACTTGTTATTCAACACGTTGTCCGGATACACAATGATATCCATGATGCCGTCACCATCAAAGTCTGCCATTTCGGACATATGCTTATCAACATCATGCAATACAAACTTAGACAGATCGCCGATATCTAACTTTTTGAAAGTAGAGTCTTTCTGGTTGATATAGATACGACTGATCTCATTAGTCTTTCCTGGACCCACACTCATGACAAGATCATCATAACCATCTTTGTTGACATCGATGCATTGCAGTCTGCCACCAGTGAGATTAGTTTCCCCGGGTATGTTTAGAGCAGTTCTAATAAGTTCCTTACCTTTGATCGTGTATGCAGTTAGTTCGACATCAAAATTAAGATTTTCAAACTTTAATTCCGTACCGGAAGCATATAACGTTTTTAATGTGGGCATGTATGTGACACCTACAGAGAAGGGCTCACTATTACCCATTCTAACCGTGCAAAGATTTTCAACTCCGCCCATAGTACCGGCAAGTACATGCTTACCTTTATACTCATAGACATCAACTGGTTTTCTATCTCCGGCGTAATTGATTATAGATTGACCAGACGCTATTAATTTCATCTCAGGGTTCACATGATTAGTAGGGAACCATGAACCATTCTCCATATAGTAACCTTCTACACCATAATGTCCTCGAAAGAATGTTTGCTGTACCATCCTGTTCGATGATTTGTTATCAGTAGAATAGAAATTAAAAGTCACAGGACTGATGCCGGGAAGTATACCATCGTGTACAGTATGTAAACTCACTCCATTCCACATATATTTGTGATTCTGTCTATAGACTCCTAGATCGCTGGGGAAGCCGGCAGCGGTGACGAATTGTTTTCCATAATAGTCAACACCGTGACCTATGCTACCATAGTACTTACCTTCACCAGTCCTGTGCATCTTATACTTTTTGTTAGGTTGACTTACGTAAGCCACTACATAACCTGTGACTAACGAACCAGCATCGTTGCTCCTACCATCAGACTGATTAGTAGAGTAAAAGATATCTTTTAATCCGTCACCGTTGATATCAAGTATAGAATAAATGAATCCAGAACACGATTGGCTATCTCTGGTTCCCTCGATATACTTTTCGCTAGCGTCAACAAACTTGCCTTCACTATTCAATTCATAGATAACTGTCAAACTTTTGCAGGGCTCTGCTACATAACTACGCCATAATAGATCAGAACCTTTGCCCTTGTGAAAGGTCATGAGAAATTCAAGTTTACCGTCATTGTTGAGATCGACTGCTATGCTACCTGCCACCTTAGCGGGATAATTTTTACCCGAAAGATCAAGCGGCGCGCTAGCGTGTGCAGGATCAAAAAACCAGTACGTCAATGTAGGATCGGGGAAAGCACCTGCTACTTCTTGAAAGTAGTCTTTGGATACTACTGCGGCCTGAGTGACCGGGGCATTATTAGTAGTCGGGGCAGGATTACTTCCACCGCCACCGCATGCAGTAAGAATGATACTGCTAACAACATAAGCAACCTTGCGCATAATCGATATCCATAGTTACAACAGATATGACTATGTTAACAGATTACATGTAAAAGGTCAAGACCCTCTGCCCGTTTTTCGGGTAACTGCAGGGCCGCCAAAACCCTTACTTACCTTACCCTTTTTTCCGTTATTAGGATTGAACTGTCCTTTATTATTCGCTTGTATCGCTTTCTTACGTGCTAGTAATTCTGCGATTGGGTTTTTTGTTTTATTATCTTCGCTCATGTGAATATAGGTCCTTCTGTTTCAGGTCTCAACGACCTGTTATTTTTAAAACTAAAGTTCTTGCAAAATACGCTGGTGCACCAAGCATTATAATTATTCCAACCTGGACCCCAGAAATCTATTCGCTTATACCCTTTATCTATCAAGTACTGTTGCAAAGTGTTATACTGCCAGCGATCACTGTTGTCCAATATGATCAACGTATCGTCTCTTGCTCGTTCGACGGCTAACACACCGCTTAATGCTCTAGCCATACCGTCTAACACGATCACATCAAAATATCCTTGTGGATAATTATATAAAGTGCTGGCGTAGCCAGCGAATTCGTTGTTAATCAATCCATGCCTGACATCGTGATCCCTGTCATCACTACGTATCTGCGGAAAGTTTGTAATGAAGTTGTTTACGACTTCCAATGCATCATCGTGTACTTTTGCATTTTGATCTACTACATGTATCACTGCATTAGGTGCCTTTTCTTTGACATGATCTACCCAGGTGATATCATGCTCGACACTAACTGTTTCTCTCACGTAATTGTTAAAGAATAGTGTGCTGTATCCACAACCATATTCGAATACTTTACTTTCTTTTGACAATACATCTTTTAAGAATGCGATTGCTGGAAATGTCATCCACGGGGTCACACCTTCTTCATCGCAAGGATGATCATGGAACCATCCATGCTCTTGCAAATATAGGTATGCGTGTGTGCTTAAATGTGAACTAAGATCGTTGGTGAGACTTAAACGTTTTACACCTTCGTGTTCTACTAATACTATAGGTTTTTTCATGTCTTTGCTGATTCAAGATATTCTAAGAAACTGCCATATAATGTGATCATCATGGCAATTTTACTATCATATATGCGTATATATGCTGTTTTAGCCTGCTGATTTTTTAATCCTATATACCAAGGACATTTTATTTTTTTGCCTAGTTTCAGCGTGAACCTCTTTAGGTCTTCTTTTTTCAGACCTTTATGCTTGTCACCCACAAACAAAGGAAAATCATAATGCTCTATCTCAGCGAGTGAGAAGGCATCCATACCGTCTTCAGTAAGGCGCAGGCCAGAACCACTGCGTCCTGTAGCCCACCATTTAAATAACAAATCGTTGATTGAGTTTTTAGGTTGAGATAAGTCTATCTCTAGTATTTCTATCAGTGCTTGTGTGATAAGTTCTTTATTCTTCATCTGGGTAAACTTGTCTACCCTGGTTCATGAACACCACTGTAAACTTATCAGTTTTGAATTGATTGTTTAACTTACGACACAAGTTTCTAGCATGTCCTGGATTACTGAAACTAGTCTTTTTATACTTAGGAGCCGCTTCGTTCGCTAGGTAATGCTGACTCTTGAGATTGATCGGTTGTCCCTCATAAAACACAGCCCAAATACCAGAAGCCTCTACTATCTGGTCGCACTTGTACGTTGTTTTGTCAACATGCTCAAGTATTATTTTTGGTTGTGTTCTGCTCATTTAAATTTTCCACCTGTAATCTCTACTTTGATAACTTCCTCAGTTTTTTTATCCTCATTATTAAGTTCATGTAGATCAGCAAGTAACTTCGCTATCTCATCCCTCAATACTCTAGCCTCTGACATGGGTAAAACAAGATCCTTAGACCTTTTGCTGTCCAAATGAGAGACTTTATCCATGAATCTCTTTATCTGAATCATCTTAATTATTTATGTGTTTTGGCCTCATCTTCTGATTTAAACGGACCCTCATAGGGGTATCGCTGTATGAAGATGTATTTGGGGCAAAAAACTGTCTGATTATGTCCATTTTGATCTATATTAAACCATCCTGCTACATGATAACACTTGCTTTTTGTCGTTTTTGTAAAGATATGTAACTTACGCTTGACATCAAACATATTGTTATATGTCTTGTTAGTAGTAGGATATTCAGGATAAGGCATCTCTACCTTAGTCCTATTACTCTTCATAGGTTGAAAACTAATCTTAGTCTTCTTTTGTATATCCTTAGTATTGTTAAATTGTAGTGTGCTACCATTGATCATGACTTCATAGCCCGCGCTATTGGCCTGCACATTACCTACTTTTTTCTCACCGTCAGTCACGACCCAATATTGGTCTTTGATGATTGGTTTCGCTATTAGTTCTGTCATATTTCCTCTTTACGTTATCTCTATGAAATTAAAAATCTGTACTATCCTAGCATCTTCATCTTGCTCTCCGAACACCGGGCCTATGCCATGGAATTTGTTAGCAGGATATAGCAAGAATCTATTATAAACAATGTTTGATACAGTGTGTATAGTCCATTTATCTAATTGGTTAAATTCATTATTTTGAATAATATGCTTAAGATGCTCTTTGCTCAATGCTCTATCTGAGTTGGTTGACTTTTGGTTATAAAAGATAGTACCGGGGGTGTCTTCTCTGTTTTTAGAAAGATACAACACACCCGCATAATAATTGGCATCAACGGAATCCGCATGTAACAAGTTTGATGATACCGTACCTTTTTTACTAATCCTAAAAGAACCGTTATCCATCTGTCTCAACTGGCGCATATTCTTATTTAGAATCTTAGAAATTTTCACATCGATCCAAGTAGGGGAATACGTATCCTTGCTCATTTTTCCTGGCCAAGGTGCATCACCAAACTTATAGCCTGATGATTTTTTATCTTCGTAATATTCGGAAGACAAAGCCATATCTCTGATACTATCAGGATCATCATAGAAATCATCGATTATGATTAATCCTAAATTCATTCTGATATGCTCTCCCAAAACAATTCGTTATCCTTGACATTTGCTATGGGTTTGAGCCAACCTCTATCAATACAATCTAGTAAAATTGATTTATATTCCCTAGGACATTTATCACTAATTTCAAACCCTGCTCTAGGTGCCATAACTAATCCATCGATAATATGAAACTTTGGATCACCCGATTTAAGAGTTCGAATAGATGTTTGAGTAACCTTAAACATTTGCCAACTCACCTGTATAAGGATTGTTCAACCACTTTGCATAACTATCAGCCTGGTCGCTGATCTTTTGCAATTCATACTTGCCACAAAACTTCATGAAGTGAACACCAACTTGCGGTGTCGTCTTGAGGCGCACACCTGTAGTGATGCTAGCATCAACTATCTGCTTAATTTCATCAGGCTGCGCAGTCAGATCAATCAATAATCTATTACGTTCATAATCTTCACGTACACGATGTTCGACACCATCGGGGTCTACCCAACGCTGTAGCATCATGTTGTTCCAATTAAAGCCCTGCTTAGTGCGGTCAGCATATGCTTCGATGAGACCGACTTTGTTCTTGCTACCCTTAGTACGCACTCCAGGATAAGCACTGAACACATTATCACCCGCGTCACCGCGCATGATCTTCTCAAACAATACAAATTGTGGATCACCAAGCAACTTGGGTTCTTTAGTCTTTTTATCTTTGACTGGCTTACCCTTGTCATCAAAATAACCTTCAAGAGTAATTAGTTGGTTTGCGACACCGTTGTACTGCTTGACGTTGGGTGCGATCAATTGAATATAGTCTGTGTCGCTACTGATGATCACATGTTCATCGTTGGGATGTAGATGTACGAATCGTGCGATGAGGTCGTCTGCCTCAGCACGTTCATGTCGCAACACACTTACGTTAGTCTTCTCACGCAAAAACGTAGTGAACATATCATACGTTTCCCAGAACATCTTATTTTCTTCTGCTTCTGCCTCAGTGAGGCTTTGCTCTGCAACTTTACGATGTGCCTTATAAGGTGCATACACATCCTTGCGCCAACTACGACCCTCAAGACAGAATACGACATGATCGATTCCATATTTGCGAACAGCCTGATTGACACTTGATAATGTCAAGTGCAGAGCCATGCCGATCTTTTCCCAAGTATCGCTATTGCGACTGGCAACATGTCGGGCACGGAAAAATGTATTAGCAGTATCAATCAGAGCATATTTCACAATCACACCTATTTAGTAGAATAATATACGTATATTATACTAGGTGTTTGCGAACATGTCAACTAACTTAGGTACAGCCTTTACCCAAAGTTAAACAACATGATACCTGTGGGTTCGACTTTGTTTTTGGACAGTACCATTATGCTTTCATCTGTATTCAGATTTGATTTGGCACTAGGTCGTACCTTATTCTTAAGGTCAGTGGTCTGTATATGATGATAGCCCAAACTTTTTGCCAAGGATAAAGTATCCTCGTACAATTTATAATTTGAAAAATTCTTTATGTTAACTAGCAATTTACCTTCAGCAATTAGATATTTGTTGATGTTCACCAATGTGGGCTTAAGATAATTGTCTAGCCATTGTTGATAAGTAGTTCCGGGTTTATACGATTGATTACCTACCCTATAATCTTCAAGATTAAAATATGGAGGACTACTAAAAGCCAATCCAATCGTGTTCTCCCATTCAGGCACATACACCTCACTACCCTGGCATCGTATGTCGTATTTGCTATCTGTTAGGTTGGCTGTATCATAATCCTTTGCCATTTCAAATAATCTGTCAACCAACAAGTTATTAGGATCTGTCCCATAATACTCTACTTTATTTTTGATTGCGCTTAGTAATCTTACACCCCAACCACAACTAAAATCATAATACTTGTTATTCACATTGTAATATTTCAATATGTGGTCGGCAGTCTGCATTGGAAAGTTGCTCGGTTTCATAGCAACTCCCCCACCAGAAATTCTTAACGCCGTCTCTAAATTTTGTATATCAGTATTTGTTTTTGGATACACTTTTTCACTGGCTAATGTGCGGCTATAAAAATATTTTATCAGATCATTTGACTCAAATACCTCTTCTATGCTCCAGCGAGGGGTTTCAAGTTTTACTTTTGCCATCAAATCTTTATAGTAATAGTTGGCTATATCACCTATCGCAGTACCACCGCGCTTTACGCTTTTCAAATTTTCTTTTACAAGGTTGTAGTCGGGTTTAGTATAATACTGTTGTTTTAATTCAATACACTTTTCAACAGGCAGGTCATAATAATGGTCGGTGTACAAAACCTTACCAAGATGTTCAATGGTATATTTTTTCTTAGTGGTTTTAGCCACGATACTTTTATGTTATCAACTGATTTCGGTTCGTCCGTTACCCAAATCTCGTTGTCTGATTACTCTGAGATTATCTGCGTTCCTGCGCTTTTCTGGGTCTGCTATCTCTTGCTCATACATCTCAAGTGCGATGTTACGGCAAACTGCTTGAAACCAGCGATCTACGATCTCGTTGTCGGTATCAGTCTCGCTTTTCTTATATCCTGACTTAATTAGATTAAGAAGGAACTTATCGTTCCAATCTAATTCAAAAGCGCCGTTGTTGATGTTGTTGGGGTCAATGTCTACTCTATTGATAGCGATATAAGGATCACCATCTTTAGTGGCCTGCTCTTTGGGACTGAGTTTCTTTTCAGTTTTTTCTTTCTTAGGTTTGGAGGAATCCTCGCTCGGTGGATTCGGCCTCGGCTCTGGTTTTTTCGCTCCTAACCCAAAAATACTTTTAATCTTATTGAACATTCTTAGCCCTGGTAATAGCGCCACGCACCGCAGTTTGTAACGCATTGTTTAAATCTACATTGTACTTATTGTTGGCAACTACGTAACCAGAAATTTCTTTAATGTCATTGAGATTAATTTTCAAGTCGAATCCATCTCCCGTTTTATGCAGATTACGAATGACCGTTTCTTTGTCAACAAGAAAACACCCATCGTTTCGTAATACTATTGTAATGTCGCAAATTAATTCAGGTTCTAACATGTCCTTATTATTCGTGCCATTACTATTTGTAAATTTGACAATGAATGTTTTTCTGCTTTTACCATTCTTTTTATACATGCTTTGACTTAACTGGCTTTTTAACTCAATAGTAGTATTATGTTTTGGCCAATCAAAGTCTTTGTGATCCTCTCTCACACAAATTAATGAGGAATCTTGCATAGCAATTAATTCTTCGCAGACGAATCCCTTTAAAAATCTGAGTTGTCTGTCATTCAACTCTTCTAGGCTATTACCAAAATTAATGATAAATTGCCAGTCGTATTTTTTAAGATCATTGATTATTTGTTGCATATTCATATAGTTTAAAACTTGCAAGATTTTTAGCCTTGCTTTCGCACATTATATCAGCCCATGAACGATGTGTCAATGCCCAATTATTTACTGCTTCATTCCAGTAGTAATCACTATGAGCGCGTAGTTTCTGTTTGTTATGGCCGCTTTCTAGTAGTGTAGTCAAGCACGGACGGCTGACGGTGCAGGCACTTGGTAGATGCTCTTCTCTACTGACACTATAGTGTATGACAGGGCGCACGCCACGCCAACTATCAATAACCATGCCAATACGGGGATCAGTTTTTTCAATGTATTCTCCTGTTTTAATCCAATTGTGATGAATGTCGAGTACGATAGGAACAAGGTCAGCCAACTCTAGGCACGAATCGAGACCCCACGACATTTCTTCGTTTTCGATTGTGAGTCCATTTCTTGCTTCGGGGCTGAGTCTGTTGTAGGCCCGCCGGATGCCTTCGGGACCTTGGCGACCACTGATGTGGACGTTGATTTTAATGTCCTGAAATGATTTACCATACCCCATGAAACGGGCCATATCTGCATGATATTCGAACTCCTCGATACTCTTATTTACTACCTCAGGACGATCACTTGCAAGAACAACAAACTGATCAGGGTGAAAACTTAGTCGTACATCATTGGCACGTGCAGTCTCACCTATAGGAGCCATCCAACGTTCTAGTGTATCCTGTACATCTCTACGTAACCAAAAGTCTTTGTACTCATCCATTGTATAGAAACTAAACATATCGCTTGTGATACGCAACATACGTAGTTCATGCGGTAGTTCTGCTACCTTTTTGACAAGCGCATGGGTATTGAGGATGTTGCGTTTGGCTACATCAATGATCTTGTCTTCAACTACTTGCCGCGATTTTTGACGTTTTGCCCACGCAAAAGTCGTGCCACCTGTGTTGAGGCCCTCGGTGCTAGCGATCTCGCCTTTTTTATTGATCTCTGCCCATTTGCAGGCAAAGCCAATGCGTTTGATATTAATATTGAAGGTAGTCATGATATAAATATAACACAATAGATTATGAATGTCAACACCAACTTATGAAGTATGAGCCAAATCAAAAATACACTTATGTGACTAATGGGCAACGCAAGATTTCTATAGACTTCATGGGATTCTTGAATGGGGGCGGTACGTGGGGAAGTGTAAGGTTCATAAATACTCTCCAAAAATATTATCCTAACAAGTCTTTCCAAAAATGTTTAGAATGGTGCAGCGGCCCGGGCTTCATAGGCTTTGAACTATTATCTAATAATATTTGCTCAGAGTTAAGTTTTATGGACATATATCAGCCTGCTTTGGACAACATAGCAGAGACTATAAAAAATAATGGACTCACTGACAAGATAACATTGCATAACGTAGGAAAACTGTCAGAATTATCAGGAGAAAAATATGACCTGATATTGGGTAATCCTCCATGGCACAAAAAAGCCCCTGCTAGATTCGCTATCAAAGACGGTGAATATAATGGGGATTTCATGCGTAGAAATGTAGACGAAGGACTAGTGATACACAAAGAGTTTTTCAATCACGTGGGCGACCATTTAAATGAAAAGGGAGTGGTCATCATTAGCGCATTAGACAATCGATATGACGATCCTAGACATATAGGGGTCAGCATACATGACTTCTATTCTATGGCCAAGAATACTCCGCTAAAATTGATCGATATTTATTATCCTGATAGAGACTTGTCTAAGGGCTATTCTACCACATATTACGCTGTATTTGAAAAAAGGTAATTTCGATAAATACTACATATTTAGGACTATAAACATGAATTTCAGAAAACTTATCAAACTAGTGACCGAAGGGGTCAGCCCTTTCAGTAAAAATCTCAAAGTCATGAGCCTTGACCAATTCGTGGATAGTGAAGGCAAGGACGAAAAAGATGTTGAAGAAGCCAAATTATCGGGAGTCGCTAGTCGCAAATTTGATAAAGATGAACTTACAGCATATCTAGACAGAATTATCGGCAAAAATAAAGAGAAACAGGACAAATATCAGCGCCCATATATACACAGCGGCAATATACCTATCGTCAATGACGAAGGTAAGAAATATGACCTAGATGCCCTTCGCAAGACTTTCTCCGAGCGTCCCGCAAAGATTCTCAAGCAAAACGAAAAGATGCAACACAGCGACGGCACATCAAGCATTTTCTTCAATGTTGGTCTCCCTGCACTAAAGGGACTTGCCGTTGATGAAGACACCGGTGAATTTATAGTGATTGATACTTGTCCTGGCGCAGGCGCATGTAAGACATTCTGCTATGCTATGAAGGGTGGTTATGTTCAATGGAAGGCTAGCAGTTTGGGTTCAACTAAGATGCTTAACTTCTTGTACAATGATCCAGACGGTTTCATGGCTAAGTTAAGTGAAGAGATCGACCAAGCAGAGAAAAAGTACGGCAAGAAGGGTACCAAAGTTGTTATTCGTTGGCATGATGCCGGCGACTTCTTTAGCCCACAATACCTAGAAATGGCATACGATGTTGCTAAGAAACATCCTGATGTTGACTTCTATGCATATACTAAGATGGCTAGTGTAGCACAGGCGGCACGTCCTGATAACTTTAAGATGAACTTCAGCCAAGGTGCGGCTACTGGTCAAGAAAAGAAAATCGATTTCGTTAAGACTAAGAACAGTCGTGTAGTTCCTAAAGAACTATTTGCCGACGCATTAGAGAAGGATGAATCAGGTAAATGGCAATATAAGAACCCAGAAGCAGAAAAGGCTGTCAAGGATCGTATCGCTATCAAGTATAGTCTCAAGCCAGAGTCGGTCATCACTTACGATGAGATGATGAAGAAGCCGGCTGATAAAGATCCAGAAGCCAAAGGTAAATGGAATGTTATCGTCAAGCCGGGTGATGGTGACGATGCTGCCAATCGTAATGACGTATTGAGCAGTTTACTTCTTATTCACTAACCTTCAATAAGTCTTTCAATTCAAATAAGTGCTTCATGTAACGGCTAGGATTATCTAGCACACTTACTGCGGCATCACCTTTCCTTCGAGGTCCGTACTTAACATCAAACTTGACGTTATTGACTTCCTTGTACATCTCTACCATAGCGTTCACTGTAGTACCTACTCCGTGCCCTAAATTCTCAAGGCTATTTGCAGGTTCTTCGATAGCAGTCTTCAATGCTTCGCAAATCTCTAACACATGAACATAATCACGAACACATGTGCCGTCTGGGGTATCATAGTCGTTACCGAATATAGTAAACTCACCCTTAGTTTCTGCCCACATTAGGTTCAGCATCAACCCATCAGGGTTAGTGGGCATCAATCCATAACTAGCACCGATCACATTATAGAATCTAAACATGCTAAAATCTTTAGGATGATGATTAGTGCAGTATTCCCGCACACAATCTTCCGCCGCCCGCTTACTGATACCGTATGCACTCTCACATAATGCGGCTGCACCGGTACTAGCAAAGATGAAATTATTAGTAGGTACTTTATTCAGTACGTTCATAGTACCGTTCATGTTAGTGATATAATACATGATGGGTATGCGTTCACTCTCACTAACGTTGACCATAGCAGCCAGATGTATCACAGCATGATATGGTTCTGTTTGATCGGGAATAGTAAACAATCTGTTGATGTCAACATTATAAAATTTGCTTATCGGGACGACAGGATCTCTGATATCAAGACCATGTATCTCGTATTGTCCTTCTAACATCTTGCATAGATGACTACCGATATAGCCTGAGCAGCCTGTTATTAATATTTTTTTCATATTCCCTCAAATAAGTTCGTTGATTCTAATTTTTCTACTGGTTGAAAAGTAGGATCTTTAGTCAAGTATGTATTGTCATCTGTGTAGATAACACTGAATTTATGCTTGTTGGTTAAGATACTACGCACATCATCGATGCAAATTATTTTTCTACCTAAACTTTGTATGAACTCACTATGTTGCACTGTATTAAAATTACAAATCTGTGCAGTGTTGTTATTGCTTTGTTTGCCTTTGAAATCATTGAAGCATTCATTCCACTTATGAAACACATCTTTTTCTCTATTACGATATGCTTCTAATATATCATTAGAATACCAAGTCTTAGCATCAGGAACATTATTATATAAATCTAACACAGTCTTAGCCATATTCTTTTTGTTGACTGTAAAAAAATGACGGCTATCAAAGTTTTGAGTCCAGCGTTGATTCTCTAATACTACTGTAGGCATCTGTATCATCTGTTCATAAAAAGCCATGCCATAACTCTCTACAGTGCTAGGGTTGAATGCTACCCTTGCGCCAGTGATGAAGTCTACCTTCTCTTGTCCTACAATGCTAGCACGAACATCATAGGTAGCACCGATCTTAGCCAGTCTATCTTCAAACTTCTTAACACCATTAGGACTAGTCATTACTTTAGCGGGTAATTTAGTTTGTTCTATCAAATCGATAAACAGTTCAGGATTCTTACCTTCTTCCCAACGACCAATAAACAATACACCTTCACGTGGTTTGTGATGTTCTTCTAACAATCCTTGCTCCGTGACGGGGATAGGTAAATGCCAAGCATTGTCAAATTGATGCTTATTGAACATGCTCTGTGTACCTACATAGATACCATCAGTCTGTAACTGTTGACGCATCACCACATTTGTATTGTACAAGAATGGATTCTTTGTGTCTTTGAACATTTGACTTTCAAGGTGTGTATACGCAATAATTTGTATAACATCCTCGAGGCCCATAGTACTAGCGACTTGTACAGTCTCGTATGTATTACAGATAAATGCATCATATAGATTGTGTTCCAATGCTTCTACAATAGCAGTACGGAAGTTGGCCATGCGCTCATAGCAAAACGTATCACCATACATGAATATATTACTATGAAGAGTGTATGGCAGTGGTTCTAGTGGGGCAATGATGTTCGCTTTCAATGACTCGACAAACTCATTATCTTTAGGTTCTTTATCTGTAATGATATCGACTTTGATATTATGCTCGTCCATCAATTCACAAAAACTCTTTGTAAATTGACCTATACCACCATGAGGTATCAATGTTTGATAACTCACTAAGAAGCCGATTCGTTTATCGTAGGTTCTCATTCTTCCACTTTAGTAATTTCTAACTCACAATCGATGATCATCTCGCATTCATCTTGTACCCAACCGTGATCGCATTCGAGGTCAAGCCAACTATTGCCCTCTTCAAAAAATTCTTCTAGCCACTCTTGTGTTTCTTCATCACATTCATCCATGTCATGCTCTTCCCAACAGCCGTCAGTAGTTTCTACTAGTTCAGATTCATAACCACAATCATAGATATTCACACCGGCTTCGATATCAGGAGGATTATCATCCTCAGTCTCTACGGTGAACTCACCCCAACGCCATCCAGTCTCAATCATAATACGATTGTCACCTTTATAAAGGTAATTACGTTCAATGATTGACTTCTTCCATGCGGGTTTTACACTCCAAGTTGCCATTATACGTTTCCTTTCAATTTAGCAATAAGATATTCATCTTTATGATACCAGCGATATTCAAACACAGGTTCGCCTGGACCTGTCCACATGGCTACTTTTCTATATGCGAACTGTAGCCATAACCTTTTATCTGATAGCCAGCAACGTTTAGGTAACCAAGCGAATCGCAAGGTAGTACCTATACTATGGTGATCAAAATGATCCCAATCATCTACTCTATCTCTACTGTTATAGAATGGCATTACCAACTCTCTACGTCAGTAATGTCTAACTTTACCATCTCTTTAGGATCAAACTCAATTGTTACTGACGGTCCAATACCGCTAGGTGATGATTGCTTCCAAACAATTTGATTAACTGCATCATACATATCGAACACTTCTCTAAGTTTTTCAAACTGATTGCGAGTGATCACAAATTGTTGTTCTTTTGATATAACACCTTCTGTCATGTTATGTTCCCCATTCGTTCTTAAACAATGGTACTTGCAGTCTATCGCTGTACCTCAAACCATTCTTCATAGCAAAGTTTGCTACTTGTCTATTATTAAGACTGTACACACTTTCTACACCGCCTACGGGCATGACATACACATTACCTGTAAAACCTTCACTGCGATAAAGTTCTGTGACTTCTAATACTTCGTCCATATCTTCTTGACTTGCGATAACAAACTTAAGATATACATGACCTGATTCTTGATATTGTAAAACAACATCAGGTCTGATCGCACGTTCACGCTTTTCACCACTAACACTGAGTTTTGCGCTTACGCTAAACGTGATACTATCATAACTGCGACTGCTGAACGGATCACCCTCAGCCCAATCATATAAAAAGTCTACAAGTTCAGGCTTTAGTTTCTGACTACCGTTAGTCTCAAACGTGATCTCTTTAAGATTTTTCATGAAGGGATGACTGAGAAGTTTAGGATACATCTTCTGCCATCCTAACAGTGGCTCACCGCCTGTGATGACTAAGTGTTCGTCTCGCCACTCTTTGAAGGGGAGGATATCTTTGATTGAATCAGCGATGCCATCAACTGAGACACGCGGACTAAGATGCTTGAACCTAGGATCCCAACTAGCATAACTGTCACATCCGGTACTAACCAGTGGTAAATCTCTATAAGATTTATATAACTTTGCATCGACAGCATGACGTTCATTAGTTTTTTCTCCTCTGGGCATACCGAAACCATCGCAAGTGAAGTTACAGCCGAACGTTCTTAGAAAGACTGAAGGCACGCCCATGTAGCGACCTTCGCCTTGAATACTGTAGAATAGTTCACTTATCTTGATTGAGTTCATTTAAATACCTTATTAATTCTTTATCTGTAGGTTTCACACTGTAGTTCTGTTTAAAGAATATCTCATAACTATCACTACCGTATTTACCAATACCATAGAGTATATTAGCATTTATTTTGTCCCAAGTCAAGTAATCACGGCTCATACCACGCAACCTTTTTTCCCTGATATTATACATACCAAGAGGCTTGATGATATCGATCACTTGTTCTGGTGTACTATTTAGGAGACTTCTTGGGTTTGGAAACTTTTTTAGGAACTTTGGAAGCACGTACTTTACTGGCTTTCTTCCCGTTTGGTTCAGCATGATCACTCCTACCATGTGTTCCCATTCGTTCTTTATCTGTTGCTGAACCATTAGATCGTCTCTTAGTGCTTTTACCTTCACTTTGCTTCTCCCTGTATCTCAACACGCCATCTACTATGCCATATTCAGTAGTCTCTGTGACCAATCGCCAACCGTCAAAAACTACTATTTTTTCAGTGGTTTCACGCTCTAAAAATTGCTTGAATTCTGATAGGCTATTATACTTTAATTTTTTAGGTATATACATCATTGAAACTTGAGTTTGTACCAATTCAGTTCAGCATCAGAATATAAGTATATCCTAGTTCTATGATTGTCAGTCAAAAAAGCCCAGGTATATTTTTGTTTAGGATTTAAAAATTTTAATTCTCTACCCGGGCCAAATACTTGCCAGCACCATTCACGTATCGTACAAAAATCATGACCATCTTTATGAGGGTGGACGAACTCTAAGCAGTACCCAAAGTTCGCACCACCGGCAAATCTACGATCTAATTTTTGTATGATTATCAAATTACCACCAGTCTTCCCAAGGGAACACACACCATTCGGGATTCTCGGCTTTGTTGATCGCCAGGCCAACAAAGTCTGTCTCAAATTCGCTTGCTTGATTTTCGATCAATACAGCAAACCTGACATTCTTATGCCAAACACTAGCCCATGCTGTTTGTTCTTTAGGTAAGCAACCGCCTTGCCAATCGCTAACAATATTTTTAAATGTATTGCCAGTGTCATTGATGTCGTCAACAATCAAGATATTCTTGCGCATAGAAACATCCCAGCGACTCTTATATGTCTCTTGCTCTTCAGATGGAACAGTGCCAAATGCGTCCTCTGCCATCCATAGATTAGACTCAGCAGGATCTAATGCATAGAAAGGAATGTTTAGGTAATGACTAAGCATCACGCCAGGAATCAATCCTCCCCTAGTCAAACCTACAATATAGTCAGGTCTGTAGTCGGCAGTATACATCTGACGCACGATTTCTAGAACCCCGCCCTTGACGAATTCATCTGTGTAATACATTTGTTTATCCATAATTACCAATGCCTCATTACGTTTGCTATGATGAATAGACATGTTATCACATGTAACACTACCCATGAAGTTTTTAGGAACAATGCGATACGGGCTTCACGCAAAGTAAGTACAGGGACTCTAGGGCGATCCTCGTCGGTCTCACCCATTAGATGCCCTGTTGCTCTAGCCCAAATTTTTACTAGACTGTTCATGCTTCGTAAATTGCGCTGTTTGCACCATGTTCGGCACATTCTACACGCACACAATAACAACGATTGTTAGATTTCTCGCGAATTAAGTTATCAGCATAATTAAAAGCATGTTCAGCAAATTTTTCTGCGCCCACACCATTAAAATATGTAAGTTTTGCCAACCCCAATTCTTCTAAATGTTGAAAATCTGCAACGTGCGGGTCTGCTGTATCTAAACAAACCTTATGATCAAAACTGTCTTCTAACCATTTCTTTAAATCTTTAAGACCCCCGAAATCTACAGCCCAGTTTTTATCATCTAATGTCTCACATCCAAAAGTAAACTTGAATGATAAACTATAGCCATGCAATAAATGACAATGACTATGCCCTGCATTGGGCTGTCTAAAGACTGCCGATAAACCTATGTTGTGTCCGTATGTTTTTGTTGAATAGTACTTTGCCATCTCTAGTCTCCTTTACTAATGAGCAAGTTTGATGGCGGCAGAATTTATAAATCGGGATGACGCCAAGACCGATGTGATTATACGCTTTTTACTTCGTATTGTTCGCTAATTTTAGTAGTCAATGTTTCCCATAATGGCTCTAGTGCATTACGCGGATCCAACTCTACTTCTTGATCAGTGATACAAGATACATCATAATTGACGATAACCTTATCACCTTTGTTATTCTCAAATGTTAACTTCATATCCATCTCCTAACTATCACTGTTCCATATCTGTACATATGTGTCTCACAGCCTATTCTGTCAGTAACACTGTGTACTAATTGTATCATCTTTGCGCTGTTTCCGCAAATGATTTCTAATGGGAATTCGCCCTGATTCATCAATATAAAGTTCTCTACCATAGGTTCGACCTCACTATGTCTGACACCGTGTAGGTCTAACTGATTCATGGCTTATCAGAGTACCTTTTTTGATTCTCTGCTTCCCATACACGCTCACGCAAGTTAGTGCTACTGAAACTATGATCGCGGCTATTAAACACTAATTCAATATTACGCTTCTCGCAGATAGCACGACCAGTAAATTCACTTTGCATATACTCTACACCTAATATACGAACATCAAGGGGTAGTGTTAGCAAAATATCTTCAAGGTCTTTTTCACTATTATAAACTACGATTTCGTCAACGAATCTATTTGCACTAAGTTGAATCTGTCTTTCTACCAGGCTTTGTATGGGAGCATTCTTTTGAGGTCTGTCCCAACTCGCATTGTTTTGTAAACCTGCGATTAGATAATCGCAATGATTCTTTGCTTCTGCAAGCATAGCAACATGACCTGCATGTAACAAATCGAATTGGCTGAACGTGATACCTATCTTCAACCCTTTATCTTTTAATTCTTTTATTTTATTGAATATCATCTTTTTAATTCACTCCAAAATTGTTTCTTATGTTGCTCTTCAAGCCAAACATCTTCATCAGTGAATGTAGGTTGTCTTTTGAGCATTTCCTCTAAAAGAAATTTGATCTCATAGAGTTCTTTTTTAGTCTGCCAAGATGTCCATCCGTCATTATAAGGGCTACAGATTTCTCCATGAGCCTTAATCAATTGCATTTTAATGCTATCTGGCTCTATTGGTTTCCTGTATCCCATTTGCGACCTTATTAGTATCAATGATGATGTCCATTGCTTGACGTAGTAACTGTTCGATAGTCACAAGTTTCTGTTCAGTTTCCCAAACTTTCTTGTGCTGTAGTTCTAATCTAGCCTCTAATTCACATACTTTAGAGAATAGTTGATCGTTAAAGTCTCCCATCACTTACAGCCCTTCATTGCGATATTCAAAAACTCAGCACGGGCAGCAGGATCGTTCTTGAATCCACCACCAAGACGGCTTGTGACTGTGCTACTACCTGTATCCTCTACACCACGACTCTTCACACAATAATGTTGTGCATCAATCATTACAGCAACATCTTCTGTGCCTAGGATGAATTGTAATGTGTGGAAGATTTGTTCTGTGAGGCGTTCTTGAATCTGTGGACGCTTGCTGAAGTATTCAACGATTCTGTTGATCTTGCTGAGTCCCAATACTTTATCCTTAGGTACATATGCTACTGTAGCAAGACCATCGATGACAACAAAGTGATGTTCGCAGTTGCTTTGTACATTGACATTACGCTCAACGACCATCTCGTTATACTTCATCTTGTTATCGACCGTAGTACACTTAGGGAACGAATCATAATCTAGTCCCCAGAAAATCTCATTGACATACATTTTAGCGACACGCTTGGGTGTATCGATCAAACTGTCATCGGTCAAGTCTAATCCTAAAGCCCTCATGATCTCAGCAAAGTTACCTTCGATGATATCAATCTGTTCTTTACGATCTAGATTGCGCTTTTTGATTGGGGTTTCAACACCCATTTTGACTAGGTGTTCATGAACCTGTTTGCCAAGTTCTGGGTCTGTTTTTGTCTTATTGTATGACATTTAGTTTCTCCTTCCTTACACGGATATGTTAAATTTTGCATTGATATGCGGTAGAACTATTTGTTCTGCGAACCCTTTAAACTGTTCTCTACTTGGATGAGTAGCCCTGTATCGAACTTCTAGATTACTATGATTTCTTAAATGCTCGGGCAAACATGCGAATCCAGAATTCAAACACCAGTCCCAACATGTTTTGACTGGTAAGAAATTACTCCAGTCTATCATATCGTAAAGATGTTTAACGTTTGGATGCTTCATCATAGATTCTTCAGGTAAACCTGCTTCATTAAATATAGACATGAAGTATTTTACGTTGACAGATTTAAGATACCACTGAGTCCTCACTATATGTTCTAATGCATATATGCAGGAACCTACAGGGTCATAGTAGTTTTTGATATAAGAGATTGTATAGTTATCTTCTTCCCAGGGACGCAGGGAAACCCAACAACCTTCATCGTTGTCTATGAAACGAAATGTGAATCTAGACTTAAATCTATCTGTATCACTGTGATAATTTTCTAGCCTATGAATGCTAGACCACATCACGCCTACTAATAGTTCTTGGGGATTAGATGATTTCAGAGCAGTCTCTACACCGTGAATGACGGATCGACTGATGTACCCATTACCTGCACCGTTAACGGCATAATTATATAAGGGTAGGTTTAAAGATTCGGCTACATAGTTTGGCCAAGCGATTCTGCCTTCAGTAGGAATACCCTCAGTAAAACTACAACCACTTACTATTAACTTTTCTAACATCGTCCTTCCTTACGCGGATAAAATTTGTAAATCAACTCGCTACCGTTGTGTAGCATATGTATTTATATCTAACTGATATAACCCTTACTTTTTAAATGGGGCAATATCACCTTATCTACAAACATCTTACTAATAGCAGGCGTAGGATGCTGTGTTTCATCGAACTTCATACCTTCTCTTTTACCCCAATCATACATGTTCTTTATGGGTAGAACGTTACTATAATCTATCTGATCGCGCAGATATTTTACGTCTGTATGATTATTATATTTCAAATAATCATCACCGTCTAAACTGTCGTAGTTATATGTAGTGAAAAAATATTTGATATTGTGCATTTTTAAGAACCATTGAATGCGCAAAATATTTTCTATAGTGTTTATGTACAGACCTATATCATCATAATAATGTTTATAATAAATCTGACTTAATTCATCACTCCAGCCCGGATGCATCAGATAATTATTCTGTTCAGCACCTACGCTACACGGTTGGCTGTAATACCAGTTGGTTGATTTGTGCGGATCCCACTGATAATAATCTACAGGTTCATGCGTCAGATATACAGACTTTCTAGATACTCCCGACCACATCACTCCCACTAGTAGATTTTCAGGTTTGTACTTTTGCACAGTCAAGCATTGATTGACTCTGAAGATCACACGTTTAGAAATAATGTCGTTACCTGTGCTACCTGCACCGTCAAAAAAAGCCTGCATGTCTAATGCATCACGCAAGAATACAGGCCAGTTATCGCCGGGTACTTGTGTGAAACTGCAACCTGCTGATATCAATATTCTAGGATTTGCCATTTACAAAAACACCATTATACTGTTGCGTTACGCGGACAAAAGTCGTACACTTGCTAAGATTTTTTAATGTATGCGCACCTACATACGTACATGTGCTACGGATACCTCCCAGTAAATCTAGTACTGTGTTATTAACAGGACCACGATATGGGACTACGACCGTTCGCCCTTCGCTACTACGATAACTTGCTATACCGCCGTTGTGCTTGTTCATAGCAGTATCAGAACTCATTCCATAGAATGTAATTTTTCCATCTTCTACGGTGCCGCCACCTTCGTCATGTCCGGCTAACATACCACCAAGCATGACGAAATCTGCCCCTGCGCCAAATGCTTTAGCCACATCGCCTGGGCAAGTACACCCGCCATCAGCAATGATATGTCCCCCAAGCCCATGCGCCGCATCGCTACACTCAATGATCGCACTAAGTTGCGGGTAGCCAACCCCAGTTTGTATCCTAGTTGTACATACCGATCCTGGCCCGATTCCGACTTTAACAATATCTGCTCCTCGTAGTATCAATTCTTGTGTCATATCTGCGGTAACAACGTTACCTGCAATGATTGTACAATGCGGAAATGCTTCGCGCACTTCTTCTACATAATCACCGAAATGATCGCTGTATCCATTGGCAACATCTATGCAGATAAAATGAATCTCAGGATAACTATTGATGATACGGCTTAGTCTTTGAAAGTCTTTCTCATTAGTACCTGTGCTTACTGCTAGATGATTACCACCGATCTTGCCGATCGTATCAGAAAACTGATCTTCAGTATATGACTTAACAAGGCATGTGAACATACGATGTTCATATAATGCTTCAGCCATTCCTAGAGTACCTACACCATCCATGTTAGCGGCCATGACTGGAACACCTGTCCATTCAAAACCGCTATGCTTGAACTTGTAAGTACGATTCAAATCGACTTCTTTACGACTAGATAGTGTGCTACGCTTGGGGCGTATCAATACATCCTTGAAGTCTAACTTGATATCTTCTTCGATACGCATTTATTAAGCCTTTGCTTCCTTACGTGCGTTCTTAGTAGCAGTGATTTCGTTACGGCGTGCCTTTACAGCCTTAGCAAGTTCACCAAGGGCCTTACGTGCGCGGGTACCGGCAGCGTTATTGCCCTTCTCAAACTTCTCATGTTCAGCAAGATATGCTTCCAAATGTGTGTTAATATCGTTATGTGCGCTCATATTTTTCTCCTATTAATATTTGCTTTCTCTCGTATGATTACGATAATCCGTACTCATACGCAACCATTGCTCACCCTTACCTTCAAGGATGTCACAAATTCTATCTATCGTCTTGTCAGTCCAGTCACTTATTTTACCCATGTATTGACTTTCAACAAAAATAGCATTGTTTAGTTTGATCAATGCATCAGTCTTAGACCATGGCACATACATACGTGAATGATCATTAGCGAATGTCTCGGGGAAACTGCGATATGCCGGATACACTACGTTGCATCCTAATGCATCTGCTTCGCTGACAGTATTACTCACCCAGTCTTGTAATGCACAGTTGAACAACACACGGCTGTCGTTCAATAAACTATAGTAATCATTCTTGTCGAGATCGCTATAAATTGTAAGTTTACCTTGTTCTTCAAGGCGTAGTGTACGTTCCATATACGAACTGTTATTGCTACGTAACTTTGCGCCACTCAATAATGCAAACTCTACATCTTTGTGAATCTTAGTATATTCTTCAATGATGTCCATGTAGAAGTCAGGCTGTTTCTCTTGATCCCAACGTGCGGCAAACACAACACGCAACTTACGCTTGTCGAAAGGCTTGATCTCTTTGACACGACCACGAACTTCTTCTTTACCAAATGCAAGACCACTGATATTATAGATCGGAGCCTTCCAGCCTGCGACCTTCATATGCATGACCATCTCTTCATTGCTAGCCAATACGCCATCAACGAACTCGTTGACCATTTCTTCATACTTGCGCATGAAGCCTTGCATATCCCATACGTGCAAGAAGTCATCAGGGTCGATAGTCTGTGCTAGACAACGAACGTAGACCTTAGGGCGATACTCTTTAGGTACTTGCTTGAGAATATAAGGGATGCTGTCAATACCACTAGTATACATGTCTTCAAAATAGATGACATCTTCGCTTGTGACTTCACCGATTTTCATCAATCTGACAAGTTCAGCCATCTGTGTGAGGCTGTAATATGTTCGACCATGTGCATCAAGCACTTGACCAGTAACGATGCTCTGATCGTTGCTCAATGTCTGACCATTGACTAATTGATAGTTGATATCTCTACGCTTGAATACACGTTCATTCCAGTCTTGCAACTGTAATGTATATCTTGCCTTGTAGGGTTCTAGACCCATGTAGTATAATTTACGCATCACGCCTCTCTATATCTGCTTCTATACATTCAACACCATATTGTACTTCAAGTATGTGACAAGGTTCATCATAATTATTCTGGCCTTGATGCCACACTTTTTGACCAATCACATATTCTTCATTGGGATGTTTAGTAACTTTTATTATACTCTGATTATATTCAGTTACAATATCGCATTTACCCTTAAGTATATACCAATGTTCACTTCGGTTGAAATGACGTTGCATACTCAATTGTTTGCTTGGTTCGATCACTAATTCTTTTACTTTATAACCCGGTTTATCATCTAACACACGATAATAGCCCCATGGTCTGTGAACTTTCGGGTTCTTCCATTCTGCTAATATCCAACTACTGCTATTGATTTTTGTAGTACCACCTACCCCGAATATAAACTCAATATTATCATCATTGATATCCATCTCAGGAATATTTTCTTTTGTGCGGTCACCGCCATTAGCAAATATAATTCTACTGTGTGGGTATTGTTTACGAACTAATCTTAAAGCATCTTTTGCGCTATTGTCGCTGTCATCAAATGATATGACATCATGCACGCCTTTTAATTCGCTGATGATGATGCTACGGTCTTCAAACTGCATGAAAGGACGTCCTTTCTTGCGTTCTAACCAACTGTCAGAATTGACACCGACGATTAAGATGTCTCCTAATGCGCCGGCGTTTCTGAACAACTCAATATGCCCAGCGTGAAGGGGGTCGAAACCCCCTGTCACTAAGACAACCTTAGGCGTTCTTTCCTGCATCAAACGCCCACATGTCTTTTGCGTCTTTCCCGGCAACGAATTTACTAAACTGACGATAAGCAAAACTCCTATTGTCATAGAGAGTCGCCTCGTCATACTTGTAGCCGAAGTCCTTACAGAAATTTAGATAATTTTCCAAATCATCAAAAATCTGCCTTACTCGGTTCTTGTCGTTCTTTGCCATGTTTATTGCACTCCTAGTTAATTTAAACACAAGTTAATGATAACAGAAAGATATTCAAAAATCAAATATCTTTCCACCCAGCCTGACGAATCAAATGAAGCGCCCAGACGTGATGGCCAGTTTTGGTAGGATGATTGCTATGATAGACTAATCCCTTAGCAACCTTACCAGCAATATAATCGAACATGAAATTTACCTTGTTTATCTGATCTTCCATCCAATTCATTGGTAACAATAGTTTAGGACCAACAGATTTCGAATAGGCGTCAGTTTCGATAGCGTTCAAGATATACGGGGGTTCTACATCAACGTTGACTAATTTGCCCGTATAAACGATCCAGGTAGGATCGATTATCTTAAAATTATAATCTCGTTTAGGTGTAGCAATCTTGGTGAAATTTCTCCACATGATACCTTCTATAGGACATGCTTTGAAATTAGCAAGCATATTATGGAAACTCTCAAAGAACAGTTCATCATATGATGCTAACCAATCCAAGATGTGTATCTCGCGCTCTTTGGGAATGTCGTACCATTTGCTGATAGCAGTGTGCGAACGGAATAACTTAGTCCATGGTAGGACTAATTCTCGACCAGGCTCTGTCATCTGCATTGCTACATAGACTTTCTTGTATCCTAATGTTGCAACGTGCTTCAATATTCTTTCGAGGTCTAGATGCATGTATAGATTGCAATTGCCGGGAATAGCAAACTGATACAAGTCCCAACCCATGACTTCTGCAATTCTAGGACCAAAGCATCCTTGCAATTGATTACGGAAGTTAAATTTGCCGATGCCGGTGCCTATACCATCTAGCGCCTCGCCATATGTCCAACTCTCTCCCACATTGACAAACAATGTATCACTGCCCCTTATCACATGAAACTCTGTATTTTCTGCAGGAATTTGAATGTGCATGGGCTTCATATTGTCGTCAGTGACCAATATCTTTTTTGCGTTATTTAAAAAAGAATTTTCACTCATGAATAATGAGTTCATATCGTATTCGCGATATGTTGATTTTTCTATCAATTCAGGTTCTGGGTGCAGACCTGTCTTTGGATCCCACATATTAAATAACCACTCTCATATTAGGTTTTGTTGTATTGTACGTGATCGTAGCGCCATTCTCGCCGTCTTCGCTTACTGTGATCTCAATCTTGCGATCTGGATATCTAGTGGCGATTTGTTCGTAAAGGTCATCACTGATCATCTCACAACTCTTGTAGTCTAATGACAATACACCTTGTGCGCTAGAATACAACCCTTCAAGCCACCTTTTGAATTGAATGAATTCCACATCTCTGTCGTTATGGAAAACTTCAATGGCAACAGTAAAATGAAAAATATGCCTATGCGGGTAACCCAAAAACGATACATCATATTCATCTCCAGTCTTAAGTTTAGGATCTTCTAATGCGGCAGGATACTTATGAATACCTTCTTTACGGAAGGTAACCCAGATCATTCTAGAAGCCTGATCTTTAATTCTACGTCTAGTTTCTGCCTTGGCCAAATTGGCCTGATAAATCACTGGATCCTCGCTCATCTATCATCTCCTAAATCTATAGTTTCATGTTTTTCTTCCCACTCTTGACGGCGCAATCTACGCAACTGATTGACTATATCTGCCATCTTTTGCAGGTCCTTATTATCGGTACCGCTCTCTAATTGTTTTAATTGATTCTCTAACAATCTAATTTGATATGCGTATGACGACATATTTAATTCTCCGTATTTTTAGACATCAGATCATCTGTGTCTTCAATTTCCTCTATATAATCTTCAGTACTTTCTTCTACTGAAAACAGTTCATCAAACTTAGTCAAAGCATTGACTGTCTTTTTGCCACTGAATCCTTGACTGCCTGATTTCATTTGCATCCAGAATCTATCATACTTATCAATTAAGTTGAGACTTCGCTCCCTATCCTTCAATGAGAATATCCCTTCAACGATATCACTGAATCTGATCTTCTCAAAAATCTCGTTCATGACCATTGCAGGAACGATACCCTGATCATATGATTTGTTACCGTCTTGTACCGCAGTGATATGCTGATAGACATTATGGGCTTGCAACAATGTATAACTCAATGTATCCCAACTTGTCTTAGTCTCTTTACCATGCGCACCCAAGAATCCAACACCTCTATAGCACAAGTCACGAACTAGCATTCTATCAGTGATAGGGCTGTCAGTGAATGTTTTATGGATACCGTCAGCCAATACAGCAATACTGAATTTCCGATTATCGTTTGCATAATCTTTGTTTTCAGCCGTTTTTTCCATGCTGTATGACCACTTAGTATTATGTTCGATGTTGTTCTGAAAGTATGCTAATCCCTTAGCCGCACTATAGAACGGGCTTGCGCAATCGAATGTGATCTGGAAGTTTGGATTGTGATGCTTTCGAATCGCTCGTTGAATATCACTGAACAATACTGCATATTCTAAGATGCTAGTACCCAAGCAGTGTACAAGATCGTGCTTGCCTGGCTCAAGTAATCCATCATGAATCATGATCACAAGACGGCGTAGCATCAAATGAATATCAATCTTATTCTGACCACCGAATGCCCAACCATTGAAATGATTGTCTGGATAGATGTTAGGGTCACAATACTTCTTCATCTCTTCATACCATTTATCACTCTGTGTATGATTGAGACCCTGCAATACGTTTAAGAATTTGCAATTACCATTACGGTTATTGATGAAGTATTCGTTATTAATATGTGTAGCCTTCACCGCATCTTCGATTGTGCGAATGCCGTGTTTGTCAAATAGATGTTGATTGCGAATAGTCTGTGACGGAACGTCAAGACACATGCCATAATCCATGTATGTATCCATCCAGTTCAATACTAACTTGCGTTGCTTCATAGCCTTAGGACAGTTAGGGTCTTTCCAGTCAGCAGGCCATTGACCCTTCATGATCTGAAAACCACCACTATCACCTAACATAAACGTACCTTGTTCACGCTTACGAATGATGCTTTCAGCAGGGTCATCAACAGTAGTGTCGAGATTAGCGTGACCTGCTGAATATAACGCCCACTTATATGTGTATAGTCCTTGCTTGCTATTCAAGAAATTCAAACATTCAACATCGCCGTTAAACCCTTGGGGAATTCTAGACAGATCAAAATATTGTTGACCTTCACGCTGTTTTCCCAAACCAGTGATGAAGAAACTAGACATAGCGGGCAAAAATAAAGCCCAATCATTATTGTGTGAATTCGATAGATTTATTTGTTCCATATATTATATCCCTGATTTTATTTTATCGTAAAAGTCTATACCTGTCATGAAATCATAATCAGGCTGTAAATAATTAGATACATTTTTCTTTGCTTGCTTATCTCTATTATAATACTTTTTGAGGTAAGTTAACAGCACTAATTTTACCGGACTGTCGGTATTTCTGTTATATCGCGATTCTAAGTCAGTGTTCCATAAAGTTAGTTTTTTACCCAATCGATGTTGAACAAAACTTTTGAATGAGTCGGTGTAGTTATCATTCACTCGTATAAAGGTACAATTATCAGAATTTAATCCATTTAAAAAGTTCACTTGTAGTTCTGAGTGTTCGTCTAATGCACACTGATTGAATACGTAACATAATAACGCATCATTGTTCAATCGAACCGGGGTGTCGCTAGGGTTATTCTTCCTGTAAAAATGTTCGACCACTCCAGACATCCATCTTTCTAGAGGATCGCGGATAAGTACCAACATTTCTTTTTTCTTTAATTCTTTATTGGTTAGAAAATTATCATAGTGCCAATTAAAGTTATGCATTAAAATATATTCAGTGAATGAACTTGCATTTTTGGCTATAGGAATATAAACAAATCGCTCATCGTCCGAAACTACACAATGACCGCGATTTTCAAATCCTATCTTGGATAATGTACCCTTTATCTTACTCATGTTGAGGACCTTTATAAAACGTTAGTGTTTTAATAAAGTCATAGTCCGGCTTTAAGTAATCTTCTACTATGGCATTATATTTTGGGTAATCTTGAAAAAACTTTTTGAGTTTTTTAAGATTATTTTGTTTACCCGGCCTATCTTGAGTACGATTGAACCATAATAGTTGATTCTCTTCTCGAAAGGCTCCGAAGTATGGATTTTCTGTGCCTTTCTTGTCCCAAAAACTATAGTTTTTATTTAGATCATTGATGATAAAATATTTTAGTGTATCTTTATAGTTATCATCGAGGAACATAAACACGCACTCATCGGTGTCTAATCCTTCAAGGTAATTTACCTGTAGTTCACTATGAGGATCTAATGCAAGTTGATGTAAAATATAGTGCATATTATTTTCTTGCATCTCAAGTTGTTGTAGATGAAAATGATGCACGATTCCCGAAAACCATCTAGATAAAGGATCTCGTAATACTACTAATTTTTTCTTTTCTTTTAGATTTTCATTAGACTTAAAGTTATCTGTCTCGGTCCAGCCGCACATATAATTTAAAATCTGTATGGTATATCTACTGGCACATTTAGGCAATGGAACATAGATGTAGTCAGTATCATTCGCCGGCGTACATTTACCTAAGTCCCAACGTGCTATCCTAGATTTAGGTGCTATTATTCTCATCTTGTACTAATTTGATAATGATATCTAATTTCTCTTTAGCATCTTTTACTGCTGGATATTCTTTAGCGAGTTTTTCGATACGCTCATCTTCAACCATCTTTTTCTTAGCCCAGTCCATGATAGACTGCAATTGAGGGTCAGATGATAATTCTACCGAGTTGTCGATCTTGTACCAAGATCCGCTAGCATTATCACATACCTCGAACTGCTTCGTGTTTCCGTTCCAACGCACTTGTCCACTCTGTGCTGGCAGTAGATATTGTCTATCTACTTGCCAGACTATGGGATTCTGATATGAATGGATCTTTATCATTTTGCCTGTGCGGGGAGCAGATAGCGATATGTCGCACACAGTCCCTTCACAGTGATTTCAGTTGCGCCCTGATCGCTGATCTTGACTGTCTTATCGCCGGGCAAGTCCATGATGCTCATGAATACCTTTACAGGCCATGCCCACGAACGACTCAATGTACCTTCTACATCAGGGTGAAATACAAAGTTACCGCTGTGTGTTGACGGGTCACCAAAGTAAATCTTAAGATCGCCCTTGTCAGTCTTAGTAGTGAAATGAATCTCTTCGCTGTTTGCTTGAGCCTGCTTCTTCAATCGCATGATACCTGCAACAGTAGGTTCGAACTCAACGTCCCACTTAGCGCCCTTGAACTTGACATCTTTGACTTTTTCTTCGATGATAGCCTTGCCCATCAATCGATAGTCATTGACGAAATCACCAGCCTTAGTCTCAAAGTGAATAGCAGTAGGGACATCGTCCTTGTTACGTGTAACATTGATGACTGCATGTTCATCATAATCATCAAAACCAAGAATAGTCTTGAGTTTGCCTAAATTAGGCATACCGAACGTACCAATGAATTCTGCTTGAGGAGTATCAAAAGTACCCTCAACGATAACGCTCTTGTCTTCTGCGATAGCAGAGATTACTGTCTGCTTGTCAGTACCTGCGACCTTGACGAGTTCGATGACCCCCAAGCCAAATGTATGTTGAATCAAATCTTGTAAATTGTCTTTCATGTGTTTCCTCTTTGTGTTAGATATTTAGGTAGAATCATTGTGTATAATAGTGGATTTTATTGCAAAAGTCAAATACTTGTCATCCAAAACTAAACAAATCATCAAATGTCGAATTGGTGTCTGTGTTCTCTTCTAGTTCCCAATTCAACACTCCTAGAAGGTTATCGATCTTTTTATCGACCAATGTTTTTTCCATAGCACTATCATCGAATGGTAGTTCTATGAACCAGTTTGGTAATCGCAATTCATCAGTGGGATATGCTATGCTTGTGAAGTTCAACGGATTAGGCTTTAGTTTACATACCACTACCTTCATACCATCGACCATCTTCATGCTATAGTTGTCACCATTTACACGGCGTAGATAATTCCAGTTCAATGCCGCGCGAACGTGTCCGGGCATATTAGCCTTACCTGTCTTACTATTTGCTTCAAGATCACCATATGTAGTTAAGTTGTTGACACTCTTGGGCGAACCCTTAGTCCAACTATCTTGCTTACCAAGTTCGATCTTGAATTGCTTGATGCGTTCAATGACATCCTCTCTAGTCTTACCTGCGAGGACCATCTCAAGCACTTCAAACAAGAAGTCTTGCACATACTTGGGAGTATCTGCTCGTTTCAAGTCAAGACCCATAGCCTTGATCTTGCCTTGCTTCCCATCTTTGTCTAGTCGCTTACCTTCTTTATCATAGATGTTGATAGCATAACGCTTCTTAGTGATGAACAAACTACGATCACCGACAAGTTCTCGACCACCTTTGATAACGCTTAATTTGCGGGGCACATGAAATGACCGTTCCATGAAACTGGGGAAGCCTTCGTTGACTTGATCAGCGACACTATCATATAGAGCAACAGCCAAATCTTTATTGAATTCGACTTCGTTATTAGCGATCTGTTCTTTTAAAATAGGATACGCGCTAAAGTAACATGAGTCAGTATCACCATAAACGATTGAATCACCAGTATGATCATACTTGCCTGCAATGATCTCATTGATATGCGAACTCATATGTTTCACAATCTGGCGACCACTCAATGTGACGCTCTGACCTATGCGCTTATCATAGAAACGACAATGCTCGTTCAACAATGCACCATATGCAGAGTTAAGCAAAATCTTGCGAACCAATTGACGCTTATCCCAGTATTCGATATCTTCTTTCGTTTTGCTCTCTTTTAACTTCTTCTGCATGTCTTTACGATCACTATACCAGCGTGTCAATAGTCCTGGGATCACGCCTTCTTGATCGCTACGGAAGATAGTACCATTCGCGCTCAAGATATATGGCTTGTTGCTGTCAAAGATCAATTTCCATACTTCTGCCGCAGACATCTCTACGCTCTCGCCACTCTCAAAGTCAACTGTGAGCATAGTACCACGCTCTTGATTCATGACTGCTTCATATTCAAGACTGCCGAACAAGCCTTCCCAAAGCAACGAACTCATCTCAAGATCATCATCTTCGTCATAGCGTTTCTTTTCGCTTGCTAATCTTCGTGCTTTCTCAGTGAGGTGATGCTCAGTCAATGTAGGACGCAATTGTGCAACGATAGTCTCGGGAGCCATGTTCAATGAACGAATGGCGCTAGGATACAGACTGTTGATATCGATAGCAGCCACATATTCGTGTATGCCTTTCTTTGGCACAGCGACATATGCACCGGCTGCAGCCATATCACTTTCTTTTGCATTTCTCTTTTTATCAGGAACCATCATGCCGCGCTCATGCGCTTCGTTCATGATAGCCATCTCAATCATCGCTACTGAACCCATGACTGTTGGCAACAGTACTGTATTCTCATGCGCTAGTGCGTTAGCAAGATCAAGGAACTTGAGTTTGTTGTGGATCTTTACAAGCAACATAGTATCCTGTCTGTTGTATTCAATAAACTTCTTGAAGTCCTTGTTATAGAGTTGGTCAAGAGTACCTTCATACTGTGTCTTATTCTCACCGACTTCCATCTCACCGATGAAATCTAGTTTATAACTGTGACGGCTTTCGTAGTTGTACTTCTTATACAACTGTAGATAGTCCATATGAATACGACCAACAAGGTCATATGTCACTTCTTCTTTGCCGAAACGTTCATATGTCCTTGATTTAGGAGTCTGCCCAAGCAAGCAGAATTTGCGTGTATCATCTTTGCTCATGATACGTGTGACACGATTGACCATGTAGGGTATATCGTATCCTTCTGAGTTCCAGCCTGTGAGTACGTCTGCATCTTTGATCAACTCAAAGAATGTCTCAAACATCTCAATCTCTGACCTGAACAATATAGTATTACCTAAGTCAGTAGTCAAGTCATGCGCAGTTTCATCGCTCATGTGCTTGGGCGGGATAGCAAGTGTGACAAGTGTATCTTGCCAATCCAAGTACATTGAGATAGCCGTGACCGGATTGAAAGGATCACTCGTTGGACTAAAGCCCTTCTCTGGGTCAAAGTCTACCTCAATGTCAAAGAAACATGTATGGAGTTTTGGAGGCTCACTGCCTAAGTAGTTTTCACTTAGACAGCGGAACACCACATTGATGTCCGATTCAAACAGTTTCTTATTGCTGTGGATTCGTTTTTCTTTTTCGAACTCAGTACGCTTTCTTGTGCTGAAGCGTGATATGGGATCGCCATATATACTGCGATATTTACCCTTAGGGTCAGTATAATACAAAGTATAGTTGGCAGGAAACTCGTTGTATGTGCGCTTGCCGTCAGGCTGTCGCTCTACGACAAATATCCTGTCGCTGTCTCTATCGTGAATCGCGTCAACGTAACTCATTCTTTATTCTATTATAAATTTGTTCTGCTTGCAACCTGTTGCTTTCCATACCGGGATGCCTGCCGTCTAATGCATAGTCATCCATTATCAATATCATATCCCAGAAATTTTTTAGATTCAGTGTGCTAGGTGGTCTTTCTTGACAACCATCTTGTACACCATGAAAATAAAAATTCTTTATATTTCTTGAGGTCAGATACAACTCTACGTGCTGTATGGCTAACCAATTGTACCAATAATATTTTTCTTTCAAGAAAGGCTCATCGATCTCGGACATTATCAATCTTTTATGCTCAGGCGTGTCCTTGTTAATCAACGTAGCGTTTCCTTCTGACATATCATTAAATTGATGACAGAAATACCTATCAAAATATGAGAAGGCAGTGATAACTATATCGTCAGGATATAGTTCTGCTGTAAGAACCTTCATCATGATCGCTAGATTACCTATACCAGCATTGGCTAGGTTGACACACTCTATTCCCAGTTTATTAGCGACCATGTTGGGCCAGCCCAACTTGCTAGGTGTCAGTGCCGGGAGATTAGGGGGTATATGACAATCTGGTAGTGCGTGTCCATATACAAAAGAACACCCGAACGTCACTAATCTAGGCATTCAATACCCTCACTAATCCTACAGTGTCTATGACCGTCAACAACATATAATTTGCTAACATGCCAAAACTACTACGTGTCCATGCAGCCCATGCATACATAGCGCACCCCATTATCCACAATGTGTATAACAATACTAAAGGTGGATTAGGTACAGTCAATGCCATCAATAATGAACAGCCTATGCTGATCATCCAGGCTATGACTTCTATGAAGAAACGGAATCGATTGGATCTGTAATCGTCAAGTATCCAATTGAAAACGTCACGAAAAATATCGATCACAATGTTTTCCCGACTGTCTCCAAGATAGTGTTGAGTTCTTCGTTTTCTTTGTTAGTCTCACCTAGTCGTGCCTTATAGGCTACGCGAATTGCCTTCTTAAGGATGCTTGGCTTGACTTCAAGTTCTTCTGCGATAGCCTTGACTGTATCAGTCAGGCCCTCTTGCAATGTCTCAACTTCTTGCATGACTGCCATGCCCTCGTTGATAAGTTGCGTGAGTTTGATTTTTGCTTCGTTATTAAAAGTGCGTGTTGACATTAGATTACTCCTCTATGTGAATTAGTTAGTATACTACACTGTTGTAAATAAGTCAAACTTTTTACGTCCAAACCTATTGATATTTCAGTTTTAGGAACATATATTCCTCTTCTTTCATGGAAATGATTGCATCTTTGGAACTTGTGAGTTTTACTTTATAACCAAATGTTTCAAACTTCCTAAGTACTTGCGTTTTTATCTCTTCGGGTCTAGTCTTAGAAAAATTAGTAACTAGATAGTTCCTGAATTCAGGATCCATACTATCCACCTTTTCATAGATATAAGCCCATAACCATTGATTTTTATTTAGGCTGACTAGCATCTAGGATTAATTTTTTGATGACTTTCTCAATACCGGGATTGACATGATATACATGCTCGACCATATGCTTCCTAATATAGTTTCGCATGTACTTGTCGTCATGATTAGACTTGTCTTCTCTCCACTCTAACCCTTTACGCATACACCAGTCAATGAATTCTTGTTTGGGATTTAGCAAGAAAGGTCTGTGTACATTTTTACGTGTATCGGGAATAACTTTAGGTTCTCCGTGCATAGCAGACCAAATATATGTCTCAATGCAGTCGTTCAAATGATGACCAGTGACAACATATTCAAATTGTTCTAAGAAACGATAACGCTCATTGCGCCAGTGTTCTTCCCAACTATGATCTTTGGGTTTTTCGTTACGGATATAACCAATATGTAATGAGATGTTTCTACTACTACAATGATGGAAAACAAAGTCGTAAGCATTGTCGCTGGCTTCAGTACCGTGATGAAAAAATGCCGCATCAACTTCATGATTGTTGCTCAGAAAATCTAAGATGGCAACGCTATCCACACCACCGCTAAATGCGACAGTGATTTTTCGAGGCAACTTATGAAGTAATTGGATCATACCTATATTATACGATATAGGATATGGATTTGCAACTTTTATTGGAAAATGTGGTGATTCTTTTCGCCGTAAATCTTGATGTATTTTCCGGCTAGCATATCTGCCATGCTCTCGACTGGGCTGCCGGGATAACTGTCCCCGTGATCGACCATGTCTAATTCACCCTGACGAACGTGAACCAATTCATGAAATACGGTGCGTAATATGTCTACAAGGTTTCGATTTTTAGCATAAACCCAAATAGTATCTCCACCGATCATATGCCCACCGGTATGATGGTTATTCTGGGCTTCTTCCGTATCCATGCTTAATTCAATCTTGGGCGGATCGCTAATATTGAGTTTGCCGCATGCCCACTTAGCAAATTTATTTACTTCGCTAGGTATGTCTGCTCTGGATCTGACGAAATCTTCTGTGCGCATTGTAGTATTTATACTTTGTACCCTTTGGCAACCATAGCATCACGTATCAATAATGCTAACTGCATATGTCCTTGAATTCCCGGATGTGGATCTTCGCCACTCACCCTACCATACTCCCAAAATGGTTTAGCATGGTGTAATTTAGGATCTCTGATATCGTCTAACACGTTGAAGTTATTGTATAACGCATCCCTGTGATGTTCGGGCCAATTATGCCATAAATGACTTTGATGCCAAATATAAAATTCTTTCACCCCAAAAGCATCAAACATTCCTTTGAGTGCATAAGCATAACTGATAGTTCTATAAAAATCTTCTATAGGATGAGTTTCTGATATCTTTCTTGTAGCCTCTTCCCTGAGTTCTCGCAATCTTCCTAGGCTTCTATGATGCCTATCGTAAGTATATTGTATGTCTGTGCAAACTACATCGATCTTACAATTAACCCAGTAAGCCTGATTATCTTCCCATGCTTCTTTAGTACTGAGTGGATCATATTTTTCAAATCTAGACCACTCAGTAAATTGAATCACAGCAACAGTCCGCGCTAATTCTTCGGGTGTTTTGCTTAACAACCAATTATAAGTTTTTCTTAATACACGTTGATTACTTCCACAACCGTTAGCAAGGTTGTAAACTTCATCAGCATGTAATAATGACCCTAGGTGATGTGGCCATAATAAAGAAAGCCTTCTATCATGGTCAGGTAAACCATTATGGGCATGAATAAAATGTGGTTCTAGTCCCCCACCCGCAGTCCAACTGCATCCATTAGTATATAGTATCATGTAGATATTTATTTACGTATTATTTTGCTAATGGATTTTCCCAAGCCTTCTTGATCTTGTCGTCTACTTTTCTCTCAAGTTCCTTCAATTTAGCATCTGACTCACGTTCTAGGGCTCTGATTCTATTCTGTAGATCACGCTCAGTATCACCTAAACGCTTATCGCTTTGATTCACAAAACCACGAGTATCACGGTCTAACTCACGACCTCTACGCTCGGCTGCATCAACTGCCGCTTCGACACGATCTATATCCGCTTTTAGATCACTTCTGATACCGCGGGTCATGTCTTGATTCTGTTGAACCAGTATGACTAAACTTTCTTGACTCTTTTCTAACTTAGTCAATCGTGTCTCAATAGCAGTAAAATCAGGGCTTACATAATTAGCGATAGCATCCTTCATGTTCATGTAATCTTTATAAAACTCAAACGTAGCATAAAGACCACCGAGTACTGTTGATAATATACCGGCTGCTATCATCAATTTAGCAGGGGTGAAATTATAACCACCTACGCTGATGACTGTGTTCTCACTTAGATATTTTTCTTTAGCCGCTTCAAGTTCATCTACTTTAGCGTCAATGTCTGTCTTCTTTTTATTTGTCATTTTTTATTTTCTCCTTAATCCCAGAAACCCTTTTTTGTTTCTTCTAAGTAGGCTTGGGTTCTTAATTTAATACTACTAGGTGATGATGGTACACCCATATAGTTCGTTATGATCTCTCCCTTGCATCTTTCATATTCTTCTTTTTGCTCAGGTGTCATGTCCTTATAATCTTTAAATTCATACCATTTTGGTTTTCTCATTTGTATTGTGCCTCCACCATTTTATTATAAGTATCTGTGTTACCCTTTTCTAAAAAGTACATGCTACGCTTGTTGTCAGAAGGCACTTGATTTTTGTATATCTCTTTAGGTGCATAGAAAGATGTATCTCTCAATGCAAGTTGTAGATATGAATTATATCCTATAGGTTGCATCATCATTCTGTCTAAACTGATGCCCATAGACAATTCATTGTTTTGTGCATTTTTGTTTAATGGATTTTCTTTTTGCTCTGTGCTAGAACTATTATTAGTTTTTGTGTTGTTCTCTATGATTTCAGTCAATGGGTTAGCACGATTAGTTAAAAAATTGTTAGTGAATAAAACGTTCTCTACTTCTGCACTACGCAATCCAGTCATAGTAGTTGTTTGCACACTAGATGTTGATTGTGTAACTACCGGCTGTATCGATATCATAGATACCTGTGTGTCTATTGATTGTGCAGATTGATTGTTGTTTGAAACATTCTGTTGCACACTTGCATTATTACCCATCATGACTTGGTTATTAACTGCACCAAGATTTTGCTGAGTGTTAGATGCTAAAGGTATACCCTGAGCAAATGAAGAACTTTGCACATTACTTTGTTGTGTTATACTAACTTGTTGCGTGGCTGCTTGTATGCTTGCATTAGACGATGTATTTGCTACTGACATAGCAGTTTGTTCTGTGGCTCGCACAGCAGATTGTGCTACATCATTAGCGGCTTGTACAGCAGTTGTAGCAATCGCTTGTTCTTTCTTTTCATTGTTCTTGATCATAGTCAGTATTGATGAAAGACTTGGTCCACCGGAAGTAGAACTACCTTGTTGTGGTGCAGAACCTGAACTTGCTACATTGTTTGATGAGCCAGGAGGAGGTTGTGATCCTGGTGGCGGCTGTGATCCAGACGGAGCCGGCTGTGATGATCCACTTGGTGGTGGCTGACTAGTAGATGCTGTAGTTGTAGTCGTACTGCCGGGTGGAGGAGGCTCAGAGCCAGGTGGGGGAGGTGAACTATATGCAATCTGTTGTTCTTGCTGTTTGGGTTCTGACTCCGGAGGCGGCTTGCTAAATGTATCTGCTATCTCTATAGGACTAGATGTTCCTGTGTTAGTTGTAGTTGTTGTAGGTGTAGGTGATGTTGATGTTTGCTTAACGCTATAATTCAATGATAAAGATATATCTCGTACCCTAGGACCATAATAACCACTCCAAAAATTCATGTCACTACCCGTCCATGATATAGAAATGTCACCTAAAGAATTTAGTTGATATGGACTACTAAAAGTTTCAGTGCCTGTAAAGGTCTGAAAGGTAGCACCGGTATTTGTCAAACTATAATCATAGTTGTAGTATTCTAAAACTTTTCCTGTATTATTTGTAAGACTGCCATATACGTTTAATGAACCTCTAGTTCCAGAAGGATTATTTAAATCATTATATATCTTCCAAGAGTAATTAAAACCACCTACACTTATACCTTGTCCGCTCAATACTGAATTGATCGCTATTATCTGACTTACTGTATACGGCATGTAACTAAAACGAATCGTATTAGTATCAGTGTTGAATGCTGGAGAAGGACCGCCACCAGTACCCTCTACTTGACCTAATTGAGTAGCATTCATGTAAATAACATTACCCCATTGTGTGGGATCCACCAAATTTGGTGTAGTCTGTACACTACCTGTATTGGTGTTTATGTTTTGCGCACAGACTACGTTACTAACTAGCAACAATAAGGCTAAGAGTTTTTTCATTACTCAAACCAGCCCTTACTCTTACCTTTAGGTACCTTTTTAGGATTTGCTTCCCACGATACTTTTGCTTCTTCACCGATCTTACCTTCATATGGACAAGGAGTTCCGGCTGCCATCATAGCATCAAATACACGACGGTCTTGACACATAGCCGCTACAGCCGCTACTTTCATGCCCATGTCGTATAATGTCTTGGATAACTTTAAGCGTTCGCAATTCTCATCACGTAATGTAGAACCAAAACTTATACCAAGAATCTGTGTCTGTGCCGCACCTGAAACACCCGTTGTACATAAGTCAGCATTACCACCTGACAACATTGCAGGAGCAATCGCTGTTGGTGGAGGTTGAATGACTTTCTGTGTGACAGTTGTTTCATTGATGTTGCGATTAGTCATCTCGCCTTGTTGTATGTTGACGTTTGTGTTACTGCTAACGTTGTTATTTGTATTAACATTGTTAGATGTTGAAGTGCTACTGTTGATGTTTCTGTTAGTCATATCACCGGTATTAACGTTAGTATTGACGTTATTATTAGTGCTTGTGCTAGTAGAAACATTGTTGTTATTATTGGTAACACTACCGCTCATCACATTGTTATTAGTATTAACAGATGTGCTAGCATTGTTATTATTGTACGTCATAGTACCACTATTGATGTTATTGTTGGTATTGACGGATGTGCTA